AGTTTGCTTTAAAGACCGCTTTAACTCCTTTAGCCACTAAAGATGAGGTTGCAACAGCAAAGGCTGAAGTACTTGCTACGACCGTTCCTCTTGATAGGATTGAAACTATTGCAGGTCATAAACTTCTAGGTAACTCAGGTAGTACGGATGCAGCACCTTCTGTTATTACACTTCAAACTACACTAAGTGATACAGATAGCGCCGTTTCAACTAGTAAAGCTGTTAAAACGTATGTTGATAGTAAAGGATTTGCCACTGGAGATGATATTACGGGCGCATCGTTCTTACCAATTTCTGGAGGAACACTTACTGGAAATTTAGCATTCTCATCGACCACAGATCGTGGATTAGATTGGAATATCAACAGTGATTATGCTTCTATTAAGTTTCATAGTACTGGAGACGCCGATGTTGATACTCGTCTAGAGTTTAAAATTGGTGATAACAATAATGAGTATTTCATCTTTACACATCAGCCTTCTGGAGGAACCAAATACGATCTACTTAAGATTAGCAATACTGTTCTTGACTATAAGGGTAATAAAGTTTGGCACGATGGTAATACAACAAATGCTGTTGTAAATACAACTATTCAGAATGGCAGCGTATCTGCAAATAAACTTTCTACAGGTGCACCAAGTTGGGATACCAGTAAAAACCTATTCGTTAAAGGTAAATTGCGATTAGGCGAGCCAGTATCAGGTACTACGCCAGGGACAGAAATATATGCAGAACGCCTTGGAAGCGAAGACATTCTAACAGTCTATGCAAATGATAAAATAGTATTCCAAAATGGTGACAGACTTCCAACCATGGCGCTTGATCATGATGGAAATAAAGTAATAATCGGAAGCGATACTATATTACTCGAGCAGGGTAAATTACATATCGACTCTGCTGCTGTACCTCTATCATTTAGAGAAACTGATCAAACAGGTGGAGGTTCTTTTTGGAGAATGCCGCTTGATTATGAATCATTAAGGTTTGATTCTTCAAATGATGGAACTACCTTTGGTACTACTGGATATACTAATGTGTTTCAGATGTATAAAGATGGTAGAGTTATCGCACCGAATTTAACCAAGGAGTTAATCAGTACTAATAGATCTCTTGTTACCAAAGAATACGTTGCTAGTATAGAATCTTCTTTGGAAGATAAATTCGCAAACCACAATCATAGTGGCAATCAGACATTTGCAATAAGAACTGGTGAAACTCACGGCGGCCACTTTGTATCTAAATTTACTTCTACAAGCAGTAATGATGGTGGAGGTATACTTATCGATGTCACTGATAACAATGGTGATGAAGAAGCAATAAGTATTTATAATGACTATTTTAACTATCCGGTCTTCAGAGTAAAGTCTCAAACTGGAAACACTAAAATTAGAGGTGAGTTGGAAGCTGCTGGCAGCATCACCTCTGACACCTCGATCGCTATTCCAGGTGTTCTTGATATCAGTTCTACTGCAATATCCTATAAGACAAACGAAATATGGCATGCAGGTAATGATGGTTCTGGTTCTGGTCTAAATGCAGATCTACTTGATGGATATCATGCGAGTGATTTTGCTAAACCTTATACGAATATATTAATCAATAGGCCAACACAAGACTATCATGCTGCCACGAAAGAATACGTTGATGGAGTGGCTAAGACTGAAGTGGTTGGAGTACTTGAATCGGTTTATCCTGTTGGATCAGTCTATACTAATATAAACTCAACAAATCCTAATACACTCTTTGGATTTGGAACTTGGCAAACGTTCGGAGCAGGAAGAGTTTTAGTAGGTGTTGATTCACGTTATTCCTCATTCAATGCATCGCAGAAAACCGGTGGTAGTAAAACACACACATTAACTATAGATCAAATGCCGAGTCATAGCCATACCTTACGCGGCAATGACCGCGATTCCAATAGTGCTCAGAAATGGGCGCCTGGTCTTTGGAAAGATGATGCAGAGACTGCAAAGACGACGGATCCAGGGACTATTCAACCAACTGGCGGTGGTGCAGCTCACAATAATATGCAACCGTACATTACTGTTTACATGTGGCTAAGAACGGCATAAGCAATATACTTAATACTATTCAATTTAAACTTATATAAATAACACTATGGCAGCAATTATAACATCCGAATTCCGAAAGAACTCTAGAAGACTTTTTTCGACAGACATTAAAACAAGCGAAGATGATAATTATTTTGTCGGTCTAGGTAAGACAGATAGTTGGAAATCGACCGTTGATCCACTTGGCAACGAAGTCAGTGAGTATAGTAGGGCATTTTCTGCTCCTCTTCCAAATGACACTGCTGTTGAAAAGACAGACGTCCTTAAGAATCTTATGGTTCTAGTAAAGGCCCAACCAGATGACGTTTATAGCGTTATTCCTAGAAACAATTGGTCTTACAATCGCATCTATAAAATATATGATCCGACTGATTCAAAGTGTTTTGAATATGAAACAATAGACGGCATTGCGCATTATCCATGTTATATAACATCAAATGATAGAATCTATATGTGTCTATCAAATGTTAATGATTCTGGAGATATTATTGAGTCAACTGTTGCTATTCCGAGCGGTGACGGCGCAGATGAATTAAGTTATCATATTCCTGCTAAGTTGAGCGATGATTATATATGGGCATATGTTACATCTTTAGATGAAGATTCAAATTTTTATACTGATCAATTTGTTGATTATATGTATCCAGCTCTAGACGATCCGGATGCTCCACTTGCGACTATTGCAAATAGTACTGGAGGTTTAGTTTATGGGTTTAAGATCATTGATGGTGGGGGTGCCAATATTACTGCTGAAGCTGGATTAACTCTCGAACTAATCGGTACTACACTATCATCGACTGATAGTAGCGTAAGAGTTCCTGTGCCATCAGCCGGCGGTGATGCTAACGGACTATATATATACAACACAACGCCCAACACCACCTCTGAACATTTTGATGTGACGTTCGATACTAACGGAATTTCAAGTATTCGTTATGTTTATCCTAGCAATGGTGACACTCCGGAGTGGAAGACAGGTTACTTAAGCGCTTCGGTTCAAGCTAAAATCAATGGAGAGATCAGTGAAACAATTAAAATTATTCCATTAGTATTACCGTATGAAGGCCTTGGTCGATATCCAGACAATGATCTTCCATCATATTATGCTGGAATATCGGTTGACTTTATTGGAGATGTCGACACTGAAGCTCCTACTAGCTTTATGGTCGATGTTCGCCAAATTAGTTTAGTCAAAAATCCTCTAAGAAGTTTCACAGATGCCGAAGTCGCCGCGGCGGGAGATACAGCTGCTCAGTTAGCGATCGAAAATGATTTAGATAGTACCTTAAGTGGTTTCTATTCACAAGATGAAGCATATGATGCTCTTAAATATGTCAAATTGGCAGCCAACTCGCTGACTTCAGAGTATATTGGCCGAGATTTTATTATAGAACAAATCAGTACTGGAGCAAAGGCTTGGTTAGACTATGTTGATAATATAGATGAAAGAGTATACTATCACCAGAATTCAGATCCTCGTGTAAACTTCAAAAGATTCGAAGCAAGTCCAAATGGTGGAGATGATCTTAAGATTACAGCTGTTAGTGGATTTAGTGATGGTGTCTTATATAATGTCCAATCAGTACATGAACCAGAGTACGTATCTGAAACAGGTGAACTTATTTTTTATGAGAATCGTAAACCCATAAATAGAAATTATAATCAAACCGACGAAGTTAAACTAGTTATCCAATTCTAATGGCAATTAAAACATACAGTGCGGTACCGTACGTCGACGACTTTGGTTTAAAAGATTCAAACCAAAACAATAAAACTGCAGAAGAGAAGAATTTTCTAAGAATTCTTTTTAAGCCTGGTGTAAGCGTTCAAGTACGTGAGCTCAACCAAATGCAGTCTATTCTGCAGAATCAGATTGACAAAGTTGGTCGCGGTGTTTTTAAAGAAGGACCAGTTCCAGAATTAGCAACAGTAGCTAAATTAGAAAGAAACTTAAACTATGTTGATATTGATATCGATGTCCAAATACTAGGAGATGACGGAATTATTCCACATCTTGATTTGGTTAAAGAACTTCGTCTGGAGTATAATCCAGCCGAGCAAGTTTTTATTAATGCTGAAGTATTGCACTATCAAGCTCTTCCAGAATTAAATCGATATAGATTCTTTATTAAGTATATTAATTCGGCACAAGACGAGGCTGGTGAAAATGTACAATCGTTTTCCGATGAACAAACTATCGATTTTGCTGAAGATATAATTATTAGTAATACCGAGACCGAATATAGTGCAGGCCAAGATTTTGGTAAAGTTGTTGTAAACGGTACAGGTAAGGCTATTCACGCTCAAATAGACGAGGGTGTATTTTTTGTTAAAGGATCGTTTGTTTATGCCGAAGCGCAGTCGCTCTATTCTAGCTTACCATCATTAGACTATCTTATCAACGCTAAACTTGTTTTTGCGGTTACTGAAAAAATTGTAAATTTTCAGAGCGATAGATCTTTGCTAGATAACGTTACTAGTTATCCAAATGAAAATGCTCCAGGTGCAGATAGATATACGATTACACTTGAGTTACTAATCTTAAGTAAAAATACTTCTGACAATGATCAAGCGTTCGTTGCAGCTCATGAAAATATTTATGATAGGGATAGCTACATTGGTGATACACTTCCTCTTTTAGAAGTTGTTAATAACTCAGTTGTTCAAGTCGCTCGACCAGAATTTAGTGGAATAACTGATGTATTAGCAACCCGTACGCGCGAGGAAAGTGGAGATTACGCTTTAAACCCGTATGGTATTGATATCACTGGATTTTATAATGATGTTACTAGTGATGATTTATGTGATCGTGGTTTATATAGCGCTGCAGAAATGGCAGATGTTTCTGAGATAATTCCTGATAATGACATTTCTGAAGTTTCTTCTGGTTCTTTAGGTGAAAAAAGTGAGGCAGAGAGAATTAAATTTGGTAAAACACGATTTGTAGTTGGTGTCGAACCATCTATATCATATGTTGATGGATATCGAGTCGCTGAGCCCGAAAAGGTTTATGTTACAGCCGAAAAGGCCAGAAAAACATCTGAATACAAACAAGTTTATAGCAATGCTCTACTTGGATCTTATATTCTCGGAACATTTACTGGAGCACCTTCATTTGATGTAGATGACGTGGCTACTATTAAAGACGGTGTGACCGACATTGCTACATGCAGATTTCGTTCTTTAGAGAATACTGGTGGTAGTCAATTTAAGTTATATGTGTATGATATTCAGTTTGCAAGTGAAGTTACTTCTTTGGATGGCGCAGATACTATTGAACAAGGAAGCTTTGTATACACAGTTGCAGATGCTACATTATACGATACAGAATATAACAAATCCATTTATCCGCTTCCTGCAGATTATATTGAACACGTTAAAAGTTCTACGGGTGATATTGAGTTTACAAATAGAAGAGTATTTGATCCAACATCAACCGTGGAGGACGATACCGTAGTTATAAGCGTGTCTGGTGAAACTAACGCGAAGTTTGAAGAACTTGGTCCTGATTCATACATCGTTATTGATGGCGACGGCACTGTATATACCACAGACAGCGCAGTGAGAACCGGGGTTAATAATGACACTGTCATTATTACAACCACAGCAAATATAGCGGCCGCACAAGGAACGAAAGTTATAGCTTCATACAGAGCTAGACTAGACCTAAAGAGTAAAATTAAAGATACGATCACCGACAAAGTATTAGTGGCAGAGAACACAGATGTTGCAGCTGGGGCCGAGTTTGATTTGGATCATCATGATATTATTGCAATAACATCTGCAGAAGATTTTGCTGGTATGCCTATTTCTTTAACTGATTTAGTTCTTGATAATGGTCAAAGAGATGGTTGTTATAAGAAAGGTCGAGTTAAGTATATCGGTGAAGGCCTTACGGCCGCGGGTGCAGGTACAGGTGGACTTAAAATAACATATACATATTTTCTGCATCCGGATGGTGGAGACTATTTCTCAGCTAGTTCATATTCAAGTGTTGAATATGACGAAATCCCCATCTATAAAGACATGCGTCTTTCTGATTCGCTCGATTTTAGACCAAGATTGGGAGGAGGTGACTCAGGTACACACTTAGATCCTAATAGTACTATTGATTCTCAAATCAGATATTATCTGTCAAGAATCGACAAACTGATTGTTACACGAAATTCTGAGTTTAAGTTAATTACTGGAATTCCTGAAGTATTTCCTGAAGAGCCTGCAGTTCCAGCTGATGCAATGCATCTTTATACACTATATATTCCAGCTTATACATTCTGTCATACTCATATTGATACACTCTATGTTGATAATAGGAGATATACGATGCGTGATATCGGCACCTTAAGTTCTAGAATAAATAGTTTAGAACAATATACTACACTGTCTATGCTAGAAAAAGAAGCATGTTGTAAACAGATTGTTGACGATAGTGGAAATACGCCGTACGATAGATTTAAAAATGGAATTATCGTAGATAGTTTTAGAGGTCATAATATTGGGAATGTCCTTGATGCCAATTATAATTGTTCAATGAGTCCTCAAAATCCGGTTCTTAGACCGTACTTTGAGAATCGAAGTGTACCATTCACGCGCAGCACTATAATCGGAGATACTGTAAATGTCGCAGTTAACGATGGATTAGCGACACTAGAATACGAAAGTGGTTTTGCGTGGATTGACCAACAAAAGGCTGCAGTATCAATCAGTGTTAATCCATACGATGTTGCAACGTGGTTAGGATCATTTAAGCTTTCTCCATCTTCAGACGAGTGGATGGAAACGCGAAGAGCACCTAATATTGTAAATGAGGTTGGAGAAAATCTCGCTGATCTTCGGGCCCAAGTTAATCGTATTAATCAATTGGGAACTCAGTGGAATTCTTGGCAAACCGCTTGGACTGGAACACCAGTTGTTAGAAGGACTATCGAAAGAGCTCCTCGTCGATTCCCGATTCGTAGAGTTACAACAACGACTACTCAATCACAACAAATCCGCACTGGAAGTAGAACCGTTGCTGCAATAAGTAGCGTTACTCGAGTTGCAGATGATAGAGTGATTGATGTAAGTTTTGTACCATTCATTAGAGCTCGTAAAGTTTATTTTAAAGGTAAGCTATTTAAACCTAATACAAAATTAAGAGTATTTTTTGACGGAAAGGATATCACAAAATATGCAACTGCAGTTGATGAAACCGATTATAAAGAATGGTCTGAAAATGCTAGTGTAAGGACTTATCATAACGATCTTACACCGGCTGGTGCTGGGACAGAGGGAGCGGATATTGTTACCAATTTTAGAGGAGATATATGCGGTTGGTTTGTTGTACCAAATAATTCAGAATACCAGTTCCCTATAGGTGAAAGATCAGTTGTATTGACTGATGGAGTATCAGCAACAGATCCAGGCGCAACAACGAGTGCAGATGCAGTATATACCGCATTAGGTAAGGTTCAAACTAAGCAACGAACGCTTATTACTACTCGATCAGTTATTAGAAGACAGCAACGTGTTACTCAATCAAGACTTCAAACAAGTACTGCAGTGAGTAGAACACGATGGTATGATCCATTAGCGCAATCATTTATTATTGGAGAAAACCCAACTGGCATTTTTATTCATTCAGTTGATTTATATTTCAGTCACGTTTCGGAAAAGAATATTCCTATTAAGATGTATCTAGTTGAAATGGAAAATGGATATCCTACTCAACGTAGAGTCCCGCTAAGTGATGTTACTAAACAACCAGATGAAGTAGCTACTAGTTCTGATGCTACGGCAGCAACAACATTCGAATTTGATTCTCCAATCTATCTTCAATACGGAATGGAATACGCCATTGTTACTGAATCGAATTCATCGCACTATCGTCAGTGGTTGTCTGAAGTAGGTAAAAATGATGTTACTACTGGTGAGTTTATCTCTAAGAACCCATTTTTGGGAGTATCTTTTAAATCACAGAATGCTTCTACTTGGTCAGCGGATCAAATGAAAGACTTCAAGATGGTTGTTCGAAGAGCAACATATCAAAGTGAAGGATCTATTATATTAAATGCTGTTGGAATTTCAGATGCAGTGGATGACGAGAGTGATGGTCCTCTCGAGTTCTCACAGATTCAACTGAACACTGATTTTATAGATCATCCAGAAACTGATATTTCATATGAAATTAAAATCGGTGATCGCGATTGGGAAGTTATTGCACCAAACGAGAATCATTATGTATCTACAGTAACACCAATTACAAGCAACTCAGGCGTTCAGCTTAAAATTACTCTGAAAAGTAATGATGAGAAGATTACACCAATCGTTGATTTAGACCGCATTTCACTTATTGCTGTTAAGAATGTTATTGGACCAGAAGGAGATGCATTAACTACAACTACAGATAGTGTATTTCAGGATGGAACAGATTCAGAAATATCAGCAGGTCATGGTAATGCAACTGCGGTCTATATGACAAAGGAGGTTATTCTAAATAATCCTTCTGATAGATTAGATACTTATCTAAATATCAATAGGCCATATGCTAACAGTAATGTATTAGTGTATGCTCGATTTAAGAGATCAGAAGATAACATAGAGGACCTCCCTTTTGAAAGGCTTAATCCGCCGACAGGTGTTACGATACCGCTTTTAAGCCGAGGAGAATTTGCAGAGATTCAATATGTAAAAGATTTTTCTGTAGATGATGCAGCCGCTGCACTTTTTACATCTTTTCAAGTTAAGATAGTATTAGTTTCTGATGATCACGCTCTTGTGCCTTCAGTGCAGGACTTTAGATCTATTGCGACTGTTTAGTATGAGATTAACTGTAGAAGGAAACGACTCTCTCGAAAGAGATAATAAAACATACGCAATATTAAATAACGATACTGCTGCGTATAAAGCCGCGTTATTGCGGAAGAATTATAGTAAGAAAGTAGCAAGTGAAATAAATGGATTGCAAACTGAAGTATCAGAGTTAAAGGATTTAGTTAAAATACTTATTGAAAAATTAGATAAATAGAGTTATGGCAGATAGATTACCACTTTTTACAGACGTATACGAAACTGATACATTTAATGAATGGCGTCTTAAGACGAATTCAATTAAGGTAAACTTGACTGGCATATACGACTACCTTGATAATATTAACGATATTGTAGTAACACTCACTGGTGACCAAACAGTCAGTGGAATAAAGACTTTTACAAAAAGGTCGATATGGACACAGGAGTATACACGAAATGAAGTGACTCCAATGTTGGAGTTGAAGGTTACAAATTCATCGGTATTTACTGGTGCTAAGGATGACGGCCATAAAGGAAGCGGTGTTGCTATCGACTTTTATAATGCAGACACAACTGCTGCTGAACCTGGTGTATACGATAACATCGGCCCTGAAAATACGTGGCTTTCATCTCGAATTGCTTCTATCAGTGAAGATGATAATAACGCTGTACCAGACGCGTCTTTAGTATTTTATACTGGAAAAAATCAGAAGCCTATTACTGAAAAGCTACGTATCACCTCTGACGGTAATGTAGGTATTGGTACATCGAATCCGCAGACTTTACTATCTATTGTAAATAATAGATACGCTCCTGACTTAAGTATAATTGGACCAAAAAATAGCCATGCTGGAATACAGTTTGGTGACAGCGATAAAAACGACTCTGGTAAGATTCGTTATCTAAATCCACAAGATGCGATGGTGTTTCATGCAGGTTCAGGAAACAATTCAGCTGAACGTTTAAGAATTACTAGTTCTGGCAATATTGGTATTGCAACAAGTTCTCCTACACAAAAATTAGATGTAGTTGGAAATATTGTGTCGAGCGGTTGGATTGAAGGTGGAGAAACTGGCGGAGTAGCTCTTACTCGCCAGCCGAAGACAGTTAATACTCCTGGATATTCTAGTGTTGCGTTCAATCACAATAATAATAAAGCAACAATAGATGGATCTTCTGGTAGAATTCGATGCGGAGTTGATCAATCAGCCGCGAGCTTAAGTTTTCTATTAGGTGATAATGCATTCGCAAATTCTTCAAGCGTAGAAGTAAACGAAATTTTAGCATTAACAACCGCCAAAGTATCTCTTCTTAAGGATACTGATATTGACGGTGAGTTATATACCACTGGAAAAATTGGTATTCGTATCGAAAATCCTGATTGGGACTTATGCGTAGGTAACAAACAAGTTGATGTTGGCCATGTTGCTCTTGATGGAGATGCTGGTACTATTTCACTTCGACCTACAGCAAATTCTACGCATAGGTGGTTACTCAATACTCAAAATAGTGCTGGAGGAACGTTTAGTATAACAAGCTCCAAGTGGAATGGTCAATCGAGTACGTATACTAATACTCCTATACTGAAGTTTTATAACAATGGTAAGATGCTTTCTTCTGGATCATTAGGTCTTGGCGGAGGAAACTTGGCGGGTGGAGTAAAGCTTGACGTGAAAGGCGCTTCTGATAATTCGATATCAGCAAAATTTAGAGGTGGTATTCAAGTTAATCAATATGATGTAGCATCTCGCGCATATGGTTTCTTAACTACGTCACAACAAGATACACTTATAGGTGGCAATCTAAAACTTACAGGTGAACAAGACAGCGATATTGGAAAAGAAGCAACTGTTTATATAGTATGCGATGATCAATATAAACTTTATCAAAATGAAAATTTAATCGGCACTGGAGTTGATTGGCAAATTGCCGGTAAGCATACGTTTACTATTACTGGTAATGATAGAATCGGCGTAGAAGCTATTAATACTGGAGGACCACACGGCTTAGCTTTCGTTATAAAGATTGGAGAAAGGATAATTGCTACATCGAATAAGACTGATGTTAAAGCATCATTTTCGACCGATGGTGGATACGCACCAAATTGGAATGTAGACTATAACTTTTTTAACGTCTTAGGCACAACACCAATCGACGGTACATTTGCAAACGTCGGTACAACGCTTGCCGCTATGGATGGTGGTATTGATATAGGAAATGCCATAACTATTTGGGGAGACTCAGTGTCAAACGGAAACGTGATTGGTGTGCCATATTATTTCCAAACTAGAATTCAAGAAGTTGCAAGCACTTCATACGGAAAGGGCACTAATCAACGCGGTGCTGCTGCGATCAAGTTCATTAATGGAGCTAACGCGACTGGTCAGATAGCTTTCTTACGAGCAACTGATACTGATGATGCACTCTATACTGTTTTCGAAAATGCACGATTCGATGAAAATGGAAGATTGGGTATAGGACTAACAGATCCTACTCATCTTTTACATGTAGACGGATCGGTTAGATCTAATGATAAATTTATTGTTACTGGTAATGATACTGGTTTACCACAGCTTACCTTCTGCAACAACGATTTAGTCTCGAAGAAGTTTAGTATTTCTCGAGATACAGTTGGTGATACACTAAGGATCGGACCTGAAAATGCAAGTGGTGTTATTGTACCAGCAATTGAGATTGGGCGCGATGCAAAGGTCTCCTTTTCGAAGGGTATAAGTTACACTATGCCTACTGAGCTTGTTGATACAACACTCGTAAATAAGAAATATGTTGACGATGTCACTGGAGGACTACTGAACGAAGTTCACAATCATACTGGAGCACAACCTATTACTGGTCGCAACTTTGCAGACACTCTTTACCCGACAAGTACCAAGCACTTTGTATCTACATTTACAACTACACGCAGTGGTGATGGTGGAGGTATTCTTATCGATGTTACTGATACTAACGATGATGAACACGCGATAAGCGTGT